CTAACCCATGCTTTTTTTAGTGCTTTCAACGTGCACCCAACGCCCCACCGTGTCATGTTTCAATGTTTTATTAGACTTTTTGGGGAAGATGGGGAAAAAATTATGGGTATAAGTTACACTCCACGGCAGGGCCATGGCTGCACGCTGAAAGATTGACTTTATTTTGTGTACTTGTTCTTGAGTCGTTCTTGCTTTTCCTCTGGGGTTTCAACCCATTCAAAGAACGGCTCTTGCTGCTTGGGTTTCTTTCCGTTTAGCAATTTCTTTAGTAGTTTCATGAGTTACCCCACTAATTGTTCTAATGGCAATCCGTGGTCAGCATTGAACTCTCGTACCTTTTCATCAATCATGCGATGTGGACGAACTTCAAATACTTCTACTTCTTCATTTTGTTTCTTGTTTGACCAAATCCAGTTAAAAATTTTCATTTTTGTTTCTCCTTTAGTTGTTTGATAATGTGTTTGATTTCGTTTAAGACAAACTCACTGTCTTTGTAAGTGTGGTTGCTTGCTAACAACATAGCCCTAGCACTGAATGGGTCCCAGTCTCTGTAGTGCAGACAATCAAACCCAATATATAAGCCGTCAGTCGGGAACTCGCTCCAATGGTCGTTAAATGTGATACCCCCGTGGCAGTCGATTTCGTCAATGTCGACACTCAATCCGTCTGGCACTTCGACATACCCGCATAAATGCCCAAAACGTCCATGCCTTCTGATACAAGCATTAAATCCATCAATGACGTAGGCTTTGCTTCCGCCTTTGGGAATGATTTTTAAATCTTCTTCGTATCGTTCTCGGTTAGTCATGTTTACCTCCTAGAATATACGGACGCCACGTTTTGCCCATTCGTCAACTAGACGTTGTTGAGCGTCCCCGTTGTAACCACAAATGTGATAAGCTAAACCGTAGTTTTCACTGCTGTAGCGTTTGTTGATTACGGCTTCTTTGTGGGTCTCGACAAACACTTTGACCTCGTCCAAATCTTCACCGCATGGGTAGAACAGCAATGAACCTTCCACTACTACGTGCCAGTTATCCCCTAGCACTGTTTGCATTTTTTTGTACTCGATATTTGCCATTTTGTACCTCTCTCATTCTTCTAACTACTACTGTATTGTTATCTATTAGTAATTATTTCTAGTTAGTGCCGTTAGGCTCTAGATTGTTGTTGGTTAGTGTGCGTAGCACCATATTGTTATATATTAGTTATTGTTTATATATTAGTTATTGTTAGTGTCCGATTTTCTAACCTATGAATTATCATCGTTTGATTTTTTCGTAATATGAATTTTCTAACTTACGAATTATCATCGTTTGATTAAATGGAAATTCCAATTATCGAACTATGAATTTTCAAGGCTACCTGTGGATAACTCTGTGGATAACTTTTTGTCAAGGTATTCTATAAATTCGTCCGTCATGGGTATGTCTGATGCACAGACAACCATTTCAAAACCTTTTTTATAGCCCTTACTTTTACGAAATACCACGACATACCGTTTGCGTTTCAATTCTTCAAACGCTGTACGGTGTGAGCTCTTCCCGTTGGTTGACCTCTTTTCAAGTTCTGACAGATAAACCCGCCAATCGCTTTTATTTATCAGAATTTCAGCAAGTAAGCCTTTCGCTTGTAAGCTCAAGCTAGTATCTTGTAAGAACTTGTTATTCATTTTTGTGTAGTTTTCTTCCGTATTAGTGAAAGATGTACTTCATTCGGTTATGCTCCTTTCTGTTGGTTTCCATTTCTTCCCCTAACCGCACTAGAGAACTAGTGAGGACTTTTTTAGGAGGCCTATTATAACTAATGGTATTGCTTGTATTGTTCTTAACAGGTATATGCCTCACTAGCTCACTGCTACGGCTAGGGTTGTTAATGTTATTTGAATCTATTCCTGCTTTTCCACTCTATGAAGGATTTGAAACCCTCATAATTGATAAAAACCAGTTTGTGTGTCGGGTTGAATACATAGTTTTGGAAATCTTTGTTGTCCCTCATTTCTCGAATGAGGTTCTTTGCCATCGATTTTCCAAGACCTTCCCACCGCTGCATGAGGTGGTCGTAATCTCCCCATTCGGCAGTTTCGTTAACTCCGACCGGTTTATAGGTGATTTCCATTTCGTTTAAGCCCCCTTTAATCCTCTTGTTCGATGAGTGGCAGGATGTCGTTAGCTTTTAGCAATTCATACAAGAACAAGCGCCCCTTTTGTGTCCAAGTCGTTGTCATATTGACTTGATCTTGACCGTTCTTATCCTTGTAATCAAATGTCGAACTATCGACATAACCCTTGCCAATGTGTTTCTTATACAAAATCCATTGACCATTGACCTTATACTGAACACCTAGATCATGCAAGATTGCATTGAACTTCCTGGCACTCATGCCGTAATCTGCCGCAATCTGGGTAACACGCACCGCCCCTTTACTTTCTAGAATGATGTCGAAGTAGCGTGCTTGCTCTTGCGCCAAGGCCAACTCAGCCTCTAGTTTCACCACTTTAGCCCGTTCGTCTTTAAGAGCTTGAAAGGCTGCAATGGCAAGGTCGGGATCATTAAGTAGTTGGTCTGTAGCATACATGCCATGTTTGCGGATGGTTGGCAAAACCTCTGATGTGACCCAACGTTTAAACTCCTTTGCTTGTGGTAGTTTACTTGACAAAATCAGACAGTATAAACCAGACTCGTTGATGATTACTAGGTCTTGCTTACCTCCAGGGGTGTCCATTGTGGTCACCCCTTTATCCTCTCCGTCTACATGGGTACGTATTGCTTTAGCAGTTCCTGAGTAGCCTAAAATCTCTGCTACATCTTTCCCTACGAAATAAGGCTCGTTGTCAACTGTTACAGTTCGGACTGCCTTCCCATTAAAGTTAAAAATTTCATTCATTTTTGCTCCTTTCATAATTTTAATTATTTAGTTCAAGTTCTTGAACTTCGTAGTTAAAAAAATATTCAATAATCTCATTTTTTGAGATTCCTAATAATCTAGCTGCCTTCACAATTTCGTCTTGTTGCCACTTTGCTTTCCCATTGATTTTGAATGAAATCGTTGTTGGAGTTATGCCAATAGCTTCTGCGAAATTTTCTTGAGTTCCGTATTTTTCTTTGATACGACCTTTTAATTTAGCATAGTCAAATCTCATTGAGTTCTCCTTTCTAAGTTCAATCTCTTGAACTTTATGGTTTTATTTTAATCCTTCTCTTTTTATTTGTCAACATTTTTTGTTCAATTTTTTGAACTTTTTTTTGATTTTTCTTGAACTTTTTTATTTTCTACTATATAATGAATCCATAAAGGAAAAAGGTAAAGAATATGAAAAATACTACTGCTGCACGCTTGCAACAAGTGATGAATGAACGAAATTTAAAGCAAGTTGACGTAATTTCCCTTTCGAAAGTGCATCAAAAGGAATTGGGCGTAAAACTTGGAAAGAGTGCTTTGTCACAATACATCAATGGAAAATCAACGCCAGATCAAGAAAAGTTAGTGCTACTTGCTAGAACGTTGGGGGTATCTGAAGCATGGCTCATGGGGTACGATGTCCCTATGGCGAAAGAACAACCACAGTCACAACCCAACGCCCACGACATCGATAACATTATAGACAACGCTATGATGTTCGATGGTAAACCTCTTACCGAGAGCGACAAACGTGCCATTCGTGGCATAATCGCTGGTTACATGAACAGCAAAAAGTGAGGTGCTATGACTGAAAGTGAATTGCTTGAGCAGTTCAACGTGTCTCTTTGTGAGTTTAGTTCTAACGAGTGGCCCAGAAACGGCTTTCTCGACCCTATAAACAGGGTGGTTTATATCAATGAGGATTTAGCCCCAGAAATACGTTTAAAGGTCATTTTACATGAATTAGGCCACCTAGAGCAGAACTCTAAAGACTATGAGCGTTTGCGTGAGAAATACGAAGCTCAAGCTAACAGAGACATGATCCGTGGATTGCTCAAAAATGAATCCTTGGATGATTTTAACTACGTACGTTTTATGAAAAAATATAATCTCACCACAATTTGCGATGAGACATTCGTAAAACATGAATATTTAAAAATGATGAGGTAACGCTATGAATTTATTAACAGTCCAAACTCAATTAATGCAAGCGGGCGTCCCTAAGATGTTCGGTACTCGAAAAGAAGTCAACTATCTACCGCAATTGCTATCAGACGACGAGGTTATACAATATGCCGCTTCTGGAATGTATGACGGCAACACTGTCTTAATCGTTTTAACTCAAAAACGCATTATGTTCGTTGACAAGGGGATGATTTACGGCGTCCAGACTTCTGAAATTCCTCTTGATATGGTCAATGGCGTATCGTCTAAAAGCGGGGTTCTCTTAGGTGAAATCTCAGTGATGAATGGCGTATCTTGGGCACATATCAAAAACATCCCAAAAATAGCCGTACCAGTTCTATCTGACAAGATTAAACGTGCGTCAGAAGCATACAAACAAAGTCTATATAGACCACAGATAGAGGTTAGCCAGGCAAGTCAACCGCTATCGCAAAATTTGATTGCTGACGAATTGATTAAGCTGAAATCGTTAGTTGACAACGGCGTACTCACTGAGGAAGAATTTCAAGCACAGAAAGCCAAATTATTATCGCAATAAAAAAAGCCCTATAATCTCCCTCGCCAAAGTTAGATTATAGAGCAGCACCACAGAAAAAACGTGTAAACTGAGAGCAGTCTTACAAGTCTTTTTCTGTACCCATTTTACCAAAATTAAGGAGCTATGACAATGTGGGTAGAACAATTACCGAACGGAAAATATAAATATTTTGAAAGATACAAGGACACTTACACTGAAAAATGGAAACGGGTATCTGTAACGCTTAATAGTGGCTCAAATCGAGCAAAGAAAGAAGCTCAGCGCTTACTGGATGATAAGATAGCCCAGAAAATAGAATCATCAAGCACTACTAATGTATCGTTCCATAGTGCCTTTAACGAATGGTGGGAATTTCATCAAAAACAGATTAAGTTAAGCTCAATCAAGAGCCTTGCAGCATCCGTTAAACGAATATATGACACTATTGAACAAGGAACTATCCTATCGAACATCAATGTCAGACTTATCCAATCCTTACTAGACACCGAAGACTGGACAGATTCACAGAAATATCGTGCCAAGACCGTACTAAATACATTCTTCGATTATGCTATTGATCAACAACTTATAACTGATAACCCCTCGAGGAAAGCACGACTTCCAAAGAAAAAGAATAAACTTGAGAAACAGCAAACTGCCAAGAATAAATACTTAGAACCAGATGAATACAGTCGATTGTTGAAAGAGCTCTATCGGAAAGATATAACGCTGAGATATGCTCTAGCGTGTGAGTTTATGCTTTTAAACGGTTGTCGGATTGGTGAATTAGCTGGCTTGACTGTTTCAGATTACCACAAAGAGACACGTTCCCTTGATATCCACACATCATTTAACAGGTATATTCCAGAAAATGAAGGAACAAAAACCGTCGCTAGCTATCGAACTACCTACCTCACTAATCGTGAGATGGAAATTATTGACCAGATACTAGAGTTGAAAGAGTTAAGCGAATCAACCAATCCAGACTGGTATCATAGCGATAAGATTTTCACGACCAATACTGGAAAACCTATCCATAGTACAATCCTAAGTGCATCACTTCAACGAGCTAACGCCAGACTGAAAACACCTATCGACAAGCATCTATCCCCTCACATCTTTAGACACACCACAATAAGCATACTAGCTGAAAACAACGTGCCACTAAAAACTATCATGGACAGGGTGGGGCATGCAGATTCGGAAGTGACTACCAGCATCTATACCCATGTAACAAGGAACATGAAAGACCAGGCAGTCAATATTTTGGATAATATCATTACGAATAACCTTGCCCCTTCCTTGCCCCTTGGGTAGAAAAAAAGAACCCTAGGTTTAACCTAGAGTCCTCAGAAACGTTGTTAAATCAACGTTTTATTTTTTCAAGTTGTAGAATGATTTCAAACCACGGTATTCTGTTAGTACCATTTTAAATGCGTATATAATAGGAAGGAAACCTATTAAATAAGGATATATGCGTGTAAGGTGTAGACGGTAAAACTCACATAAAGTTACTAAAGTTTACACTTATTGCCCCTTATTTGCCCCCTTTTTCATAAAAAGACTTGGCAGCATAGACTACCAAGCGACAATAGAAAAAAACAAAAACATTCTGCACGTAATCGTCCAAAAGTACATCTATAGTGTACCTCTATTTAGATTAAATGTCTAATGCTATGCACAAAATAAAAAACCGCCCATAAAAGGGCGGCGTCTACCTATGAAGGCTATTCTCAAAACCAATACTATTATAACACAAAAAGGACTGTCGAAACAATCCTTTCCAGAAAATTCCATCGGGCTACGTGCACATAGCTTACATGGCGCTGAACTCAATCAGTCTTTGGAACAGTCAAGGCTTGCTTGCTGTAGGTATATTATAGCACAAAAAAAGGCCTTAGCAGTCGCCAAACTCACAAGC